GTGGCTCACGAACTTCGTCCACCCGCACTACTCGAGCCTCGTCGGCGGCTCGTGGTCGCACACCGGCAGCATGCCGACGCTGTGGGCGTCCGACAACTCCGGCGCGGTCATCAGCAACACGTCCAACGTCCCGCTGCTGACCAACGAAACCAACTGGAACTCGGCGAGCAATCCCAACCGCCGCGGAATCCGGTGGAACGCGCAGTTCGGGTGCCGCCTCAAGTCGGTCAACTTGCTCTATCGCCCGGCCGCGAACGCGACGCATGAGATCGTCGTGAACGTCTACGCCAGCGACGGAACCACGCTCAAGACGACCAGCACGACCTCGTTCAATACGTGGACGTTCCTCGCCGCCAACGCTGCTCAGAACATCGTAAACGTGGACGTTCCGGCAACCGAGATTGCGGCTGGCGACGTGGTGCGAATCTTCCTCAAGCCCGACGCCACCGCAAACTCGGCGTTGCAGTTCTATTGCTTGGAGTGGACCCTGAGCGGCCAGCGCAACGCCTTCTTCGGCACCGGCTCCACCGACGTGTTCATGTACACGTCGTCGGCGGACGGAACTTCGTGGACCGACACCAACACCAAGTGTGCGGCGATCATCCCGATGATCGACCAGGTCGACGTTGGCAGCGTGGTCAAGAAAGCCGTCTGGACGACCTACCGCGACTCCAGCGGCCGGATCGTCTCTTCGCAGGGAAGGTAAACCATGCAGCGACTTGAAGCCGTCAACCGGATCCTTCGCGGTCTTGGCGACCCTCCGGTTCCCGCACTCGACACCGGCGGCACATCCGACGCCGGCGAAGCCGAGACCTTCCTCAACGAGTCGGACAAACAGATTCAGACCGAGGGTTGGGCTCCGAACACCCAGAACAACATCACCGTCGAGATTCCCGACACAGCCTTGACCGCGACCGGCGGCACCGGCACGTTCACCTACGGCAGCACGATCACGCAGGCGACGTCGCTCGCGACCATGACCTTCTACTACGAGGCTGGCGGCATCGTCTACGGCAAAAAGCTCAACACGACGGCGTTCACCACCACCGTTGGGCACACGATCGCCAGCGGCGCCGTCAACCGAAACGTCCCAACCGCCGTCGCCACGATCACGTCGGCCAAGCACGTCGTTCCGTCGTCGTGGCTCATGGTTCGCCCCGGCGTCTACGAGACCCGCGAGTTCTACAACGTCGGCGGGTTCCTCTACGACCCCGAGAACAACACCGACACGTTCAGCACCAGCGTCAAGGTCGATCGCATCGTCCAGAACGATTTCACGACGCTTCCTGAGTGGCTTGCCGAGTACATTGTCGCGAACGCGTCCGTCCGCTTCCAGCGGTACAAGCGGCGCGGCGTGACCGACGACCAGATGCTCTTGCAGGAACTCCAGGGCTTCCGCATGCGGGCTCGCAAGCAGAACCAGGAGATCGTGCGGGTCAACATCCTCAAGCAGCCCGACGTGATGGACTTGACGTACCGCCGCCAAACAACCCACTGGAGTTGACATGCCAGAGCAGATTCAGGTTGAGCGGCCGGCACTGTTCGGCGGGATCTCAACCCAGCCTCCGCACCTTCGCCAGCCCGGTCAGGTCGAGGACGCCGAGAACGTCGCCTTCTCGGTCCAGTTCGGGGCGATGAAACGCAACGGCACGAAGTTCATGGTCGAGGTCGGGAACCTCCGAATCTCGTGCACGTCGGTCGCCAATGGTCCGTTCGTCGCTGGCAACACGATCACGCAGTCGGGCGGCAAGTCGGGCGTGATCCTGTCGGTCGTGACCGACGGATCGACCACATACCTGACGATCCGCACCACCGCCGGCACGTTCGCCGCAGGCACCGTCAACAGCGGATCGACCTCGGCGACGGCCGCGATTCAGTCGCAGTGGGCCAGCGGGGACAAGATCCGCTTCTACGCGACGCAGCGAGACAGCAGCGAGCGGTACCTGTGGATCCTGTCGGCCGGCGGACTGCCACGCATCTATCCGCTCAACGGCACCGAGGGGATCGTGGAGCCCAACACCGGCGCCGAGACCTACTTCGCATCGGGCTCCCCGACCGCCGACGACTACCGCATCACCACCGCAGCGGACTTCTCGCTTGTCGCGAACACCAAGGTCTTGCTCGCAGGCAACAACACCGCCGGGACGCTCACCGCAACGACGTTCCCGTTTGGCATTGCCCGAACCTCGATCAGCCCGCTCAAGTTCGTTTGCGGCGTGCAGACGTGGAAGGCCCGCGGGTCTCGCGGGACCAACACGACTAACCCGCTATTCACGTCGTTCGACGGAACGCGAGCAATCGCCGATCTCGTGGTGCACCGCGAACGGCTCTTCTTCGGCATCAACAACCGCATCGTCGCCTCACAGACTGGCGACTTCTTTGACTTCTGGTACGACCTTGCCACCGCAGGCTCAGTCGTCGCGACCGACCCGATTGACGTGTCGCTGCCTGGCAGTCTCGTGAACTTCGTCGATCGATTCGCCGCGTTCCGCAAGGGCATGGTCGTTTTCTGCAAGTCATCAAAGCAGTTCCAGTTGTCGTCGCCCGACACACTTGAGCCCGGCACCGTCTCGTTTACCGAATCGACTTCGTATTCGAGCATTTCGCTCCCTCTTGCCACGCTCGGGAATCGAGTGGTCTTTGCGACAGCGTCGAAGGACTCGGGCATCGTCTACCAGTACTACTACGACGACACTCAGGTTTCCAACACGGCGGAGAACGTCTCCGAGCATGTCGTCGGCCTCATCCCACGCGACATCGAACGCGAGGCAACCAGCAGCATCGACGGCACGACCGCGATTCTCACTGCGAGCCACCCCGACACGCTCTACGTCCACAAGGAATACTGGGTCGCCAATCAGAGGGTGCAGAGCGCGTGGTCGAAGTTCAAGTTCGATCACCTCGATCGAATCTGCGACATTGCGATCATCGACAGCACCGTGTTCATTCTCGCCGAGACCACGACAGCCAACCAGTTCGTAGTCGAGTCGATGAACCTCGGAACATCCCTCCAACTCGGAACGTCGGAAGTCACTCCGTCGGACGCGACCTACGCCCCCGAATCGGATGGCGACACGTTCTATCTGGACCCACTTCATGGCTTCGTTCTCCCCCCTCCTTGATCGTCAGTACCAGTTGACGCACTCGGGCACGACGAGCGGGCCCGACACGACGACGTGGACGCTCCCGATCGCCGACGCCAAGGTGGACACCCTCATCCTCGGGGACGACTTCGGCGCCAACGCCGGAACGGTCTACCCGGTCGTTCCGTCGGGAAACACCGTGACGCTTTCTGGCAACTTCACCGCCGGTCCAGTTGTGATCGGAGTCGCGTTCCCCGCGTCCGTGCAGCTCACGAGGCCGTTCTCGGGCACTCCGGGACAGAATCCCGACTTCACGTCGCACGCTCAGGTTCGGCACGTTGACGTGTCGCACCACAAGAGCGGTCCGTACACGGTCGAACACTCGTGGCTCGACAACCGCAATACGCGAACCAGAACGTTCAGCGACGGCAACTCCGCGGACGCCGAATCGACTGGGCGATTCCGAGCAAGGCTCAACGGCAACGCCGACAAGTCTGTGTACCGCATCACCATGCCCGAACCCAAGCGTGTTCTGATTGCCAGCGTGTTCTTCGAGCTCGACGACAACAAACGACGCGACTAACCATGTCATTTGACCCAATCTCTCTCGGGATCGCCGGCGGTCTCGCCGCGCTCGGCGCGGCTGGCACCTCCAGCCAGAACCGGGCGATCAGGCAGACCCAAGACAACGCGATGGCGAGCGCCGACGCCCAGGCGAAAGCCCTTGCCGACAGCCGGGCCGTCGAGCAGCTTCGCAAGCGTCAGCAGATCGACCAGCTTCGCGGGAAGATCGCCGCGACCGCCGCAGAGAACGGAACAGGGTTCGGCGGCAACGCCGCCATGCTGGACGCCGCAGCCGCCGCAAGCGGGGCGATCGATATGGCGACGATCGACACGAACTACCAGAACAACCTCGACTCGCTCCGGCTTGGCTTGCAGAGCCAGATCAACCAGCTCCAGAGCCAGAAGCGGTCGGTCGGTGCGGCGTTCCTCACGGGCGGCTTGCAGGGCTATTCGACCGGGCTAGGCATCTACCAGGCGACCGAGTCGCTGTCAAAGCCGATCCCCGCGGCCAAGACGCCGGTCGCCGACAACAGAACCGGAGGGACGCTCTGATGGCGAGTTTCGGGTCCAACGAGCTTGCGAACGCGACCAGCGTGGTCCGCTCGCGGTACGACACGTCAGCCGCGGCACTCACGGCCACGCCCTCGGTGCAGGTTGACATCCCGCGAGCCCCGATCGTTCCGGTGACGTCCGAGCTTGCCGCCGACGTTCAGACCGTGAACCAGATCTTTGGTCTCGTGGGTCAGGCGTTCGGCGCCGCCGCGTCGGTTCGCGAGGGCCAGATCCGCGACGTCGAGCGGAACAACGACATCGTCGGCCGAGCCAACGCAGCGATCGCGGCCCGGCACGGTCGCCTTGACGCTGTCCGCTACTCCGAAGACATCGCCGCCGGCAAGATCAAAGTCCCCGAAGGAACGCGTGCTGGCGAGTTCGCCACGCAGCTCGTGAACCGCGAGCTCGCCAACACCGGCGTCGCCGACGAGGACTACGTCGAGCAGTACCGCTCGATCATGGAACCGCATCTTGCTCGGACCCTGGCGTCGCAGCTCGCCACCGACAAAGAAGTCGCGGCCAAGGAAACGATGTCGATTCTCGCCGACGGCGTCTACACCGCCAAGTCGGTCGACGACATCAACGCAACCGTCCAGTCCGCCGTTGCTCAGTTCGGCGTGACCGATCGTGCAGCCCGTGCGTCGATCGTGCTCCCCGCGCTCAAACTCGCGGCCGAGAGCGGCGACACCACAAAGTTCGACATGATCGCGTCGTCGATCCCGCAGGGCGAGTTTGCGGGCGAGGTCGCCACGCTTCGCAACTCCGCTCAGGCCGTGTCGCTCCAGCAGCAAAACAAGCAGTCGGCCCTTCTCGCAGGAACAATCACCGAACTCATCGACAGCGGGGCACCGGCCGACATCGTCGCCGACGCCATTCGTCAGGGTGGCGAGGTACTGTCGCCGGGCGTGAGCAAGATGCTCAACAGCCGTGTCGCCGAACGCGACGCCGCGATGCAGACAAAGGCGATGGCCGAGCTTGAGCAGCAGTACTACGCGGCCGGGCTCAACGGCCAGACCGACGACCAGGTCGGCGTGATCAACCAGATCGCCAAGACTGATCCCGAACGGGCGACGAAGCTCATCAATGAGTTCGCCCGCGGACAAGAGCAGTTCCGCAAGCAGGCGATCGAGACCGACATCAAGCGTCAGCAGGAGGCGTTTCTGTCCTCGGTCGTCGCCAACCGCAACTCCGTCCCGCTCGGCACGATCGGCGACGTGACTTTCAAGTCCGGCGACAAAGAAGTGAAACTCACCGGCAACGACTTTCGGGCCGCGGCCAAGCCGAGCATCTTCGCCGAGATCGACCGGACGATCACGGACCCCGCCCTCAACCTCAGCGCCAAGGTCAACGAAGCGGCCATGCACGCCCTGCCGGTTCACGAATGGCAGGGCCGCTTCCGCGCCGTGCTCATGTCGGCCGAGCAACTGGAACAGTCCGACAAAGTTCCGGCCTACGTCTCCGAAACATTCGGACTTTACCGCGTGATGAAGGCCCAGCAGCCGGCGTTCCTCGACAGTCTTCTCACCGAGAAGGAGCGGAAGTTCTACGGCGCTGCGGTCGCCGCACTCGCCAACACCAACGACCCGCTCACCGCCCTTCGCGTCGCCCAGCGTGCGATCAACCCGCCTGCCGGGACGATGGTCGAGATAGAGCAGCGGATTCCGATGCCGGACATTGAACGCGCGGCCGTCCAGACTGGCGCCAACAACATCGGCGACGTGATGAGCTTCATCCGCGACCGGGCGACGTACTACTTGCCCGGCACAAGCGCGACCGAAGCACTCAACAAGGCCAAGGCCGACGCGGAGTCGATGGGCGCGGTCATCAATGGACGTTGGACGCGGACAGCGGTACAAGGTCTTGGTCTTGAGACCAGGGCGGAACTGCCAGCACTCGGCGACCACATCATCGGCAAGTACGTCGCGTCACAGAAGGACTTCAAGCGGGAATCGCTCGCGTTCGAGTACAACCAGAACCGCAATCGCTGGGAGATCGTGGACACGCTCGGTCGGCCCGTCACCGGACCGGAAGAGGGTCGGCAGTTCAGCAACGACCAGCTCGAAAAGCTCCGCATCGACCTCGGCGTGCAGGGTCTCATCGACGGCCCGGTGAAGCTCCGCAACTTGCTCGAAAAGATGGCGAACATCCCCGAGCCGAAGCGTTCCGGCAATCGCGTGAACTAACCCATGAGCCAACTCACCACCTCGACCGCTCAGACCGGCCTCCTCGACGCGCCGGGCCGCGTTCCGTTCACGCCCGAGGCCGGAGCCGGGTTCCTTGACGCGTTCAACCGGGCGAAGCAGAACACGCCGACGTTCCTGGCGATTGAGCTTGCCGCAGGCCGCGGATACGAACGCCAGCCCGGTTTCGAGTTGACCGACGCCAAGGTCCGCCCGCTTCTACAGGAAGTCCCGCAGGATCTCTGGCCCGCCTACGGCGACGCCGTGAGCGACGAACACCTCCGCGACATCCACGTCAAGAACCTCCTCCGCCTCCAGAACCGCACCGAGATCGCCAAGTCGGGAATCTCCGGCATCGCTGGCGCGATCCTCGCCGACTTCACCGACCCCGCCATGTTCGCGGCGGGCGCGTTTACCGGCGGCTACGGCTTCCTCGCCAAAGGCACGCAGACCGCCCGAGCGGTCGCACTGGCCCGCACCGGCCTGATCTCCGGCACGGCGTTCGGATCGATCGAGGCGTTCCGTCAGTCGCAGCAGCCGACCGGCGACCCGTTCGCCGTGATGGAAGCGGCCCTCGGCGGCGGACTCGGCGGCGTCGCGTCGGGCTTCACCGCCCAGAGCGGTCGTCTCGCCCGGGCGCTCGCTCAGGGTTCGTCACAGGCCGTCGCCACGCCGGTCGTCCGTTCGCTCGACCCCGACGCCGACGCCCACCAGGTCGCCGTCAGCACCGGCGTCGGGTTCCTCCTCGGCGCGTTCGGCGGCGCGATCTCCAAAGAGTCCGCCGCGGCGATGGACAAGTCGGTCCGCTGGATGATCCGAGACGCCGAGTACGGCGACGTCGCCGCGTCGGGGTTCACCCTCAGCGAAGACGGCAAGGCGTACTTCAAGACCCAGCTCGACCCCGATCTCAACAACCGCCGCGTCGCCGACGCGATCGAGATTGTGAACGAGCCCTTCGACGACGTAGCAATCAAGCGGGCCGGCAGCCCGGTCCCGCCGGACGAAGGCGTCACCCAAGCCGTCAGCGACGAGATCAGAATGGCCGTCGGCGCCTCGAATCCGTCAGGCGTGAAGTCGCCCTACGGCAAGGTCTGGACCATCGCGCCCGAGGGCGACGATTGGCGGTTCTCGGCCAACGACGCGTCGGCACGCGGGCAGTGGGCGTTCGTGCCCGAGCCGTTCCGGGCGATCAACCTCCGGCTGGGCGACAGCAAGTCGCCGATGGCTCGCATGATCGGCAACGCATGGGGCCGCGACTTCCTGCCCAAGTCCGACGGCGCGCTCGCCGAAGGTGCATCGACCTGGATCGACTTCACGTTCAAGAAGAAGGTCCGAGCCGTCAACGACTCGCTCGTGTCCGCCGAAGCCGAGCTTGCCAAGAACGGCGTCAAGCTCACCAAGGACCAGTTCGACGACGCCGCGTTCCTCGATATTGCCGTCGGCAACGGGACCGCACCGCCGGCGATTCGGCGGTTCGTCGATACCGTCCGCACCAACTTCAAGGAGATGCTGGACTACGAGAAGCGGTCCGGCGTGAACTCCGCCGTCGACGTGCCCGACGACCCCAACTACGTCCCCCACGTCCACATCGCCTCGCTCATCGAGGAGAACGTCGGCAAGCACGGGCTCGACCCGATGATCGACGCCTACGCCGGCGCGATCCGGTCGCAGATGGTCAAGATGGGCCGGAACTTCGCCAAGGGTGACGAGACGCTGATCCGGTCGATGGCGAAGGCGATCATCAAGAGCGGCGGTCAAGTTAGTAGGGGCGAACATGCTCGGATCGTCTCGCTCGATGTCGCGGTCGTCGACGCCCTCCGCTCGGTCGGCGCCGACGACGCGATGATCGCGCGGGCCGTAGACATGCTGGAGCAGATGGCGCCAGCCGCGGACGACGTCAAGATCCTCAAGCGAATCCAGCAGGAAGCCGACCCGGTCGAGCGGGCCAAGCTCGAAAAGCAGCTCAAGAAGCGGGCGAGCGACACCAACGCCCCGACCAACCTCAAGCGTCGCATCCCGCTCGACGTTGCCTACGAGCACCCGATGCCCGACGGCAGCAAGCTCAAGATCCGCGACATGATGGAGAAGGACTTGTACGTCCTCTCCCGCAACTACACCCGCCGGGCGCTCGGCAGCGGCGTGCTCGCGACGACCCTCCGCGGCATCGAGCCCGAGACCAACCCGATCGAGCCGATGTCGTCGCTGGACGACCTGATCCGTCGCTACCGCACAGAGGCCGAATCACTGGGCGTCAACCGCGACAAGATCGAGACCGAAGCCAAACTCATCGAGACGATGGGCCGCAACATCCTCGGCCTGCCCCACTACGACGCCAGCAAGCCGTGGGTCGTGAACGCCGTCCGCCTCAGCCGCGTCGCCCGCAACACCGTGCAGGCGATGGGCCTGTCGTCGGCGTGGACCGGACTGACCAACTTCACCGAGCCCCTGTCGGCCATGTTCACCGCCCTCGGGCCGAAGATGCTCAAGGCCATGCCCAACCTCGCGGAGATCCGCCAGCGGGCCCTGGACGGCAAGATCGACGCCAAGATGATGCGGATGGCGGACTACTACGGCATGGCGATCAACGCCGGCCAGCGTCGCCTCAACACCATCGCCGAGTTCGGCGCCCCGACCAAGAGCGGCACCGCCTACGGCCGCGGTCTCGAAAAGGCCGAACGAGCCACCGGCATCGCGACCAACTTCACCCAGAAGATCAGCCTGCAAGAGATCACGCAGGACATGGGCGAGTTCTTGGCCTTCCACGGCATCCAGGACCGCTGGGGCCAGTGGGCGGCGTCGGGCAAGGTTCCCGGCCGTCGGGCGTTGCTCCCGTCCGGCCTCGCCGATCAGCCCGACATGGTCCAGCGGATCATCGATCAGGGCAAGAAGTACCACACGACGTTCAAGAACTCCGTCGGCGCGACGATCGTGGACATGCAGGTCGAGAACTGGGACGACCTCGCCGCACGAGCCGCCGTGATGAACTCGATCCGTCTTGAGGTCCGCCGCAAGTTCGTGGACACCGATCTCAACGGCATGCCGGCGTTCCTCAGCGAAGAGTGGGCCAAGCCTCTCGCCCAGTTCAACAACTTCATGGTCGCATCGACCCGTGCCAAGCTCGGCTGGGCGGTCAGCATGAAGGACCCCGAGGCGTTCCAGATCATGGCCGCGAACACCGCCCTGGTCGGCACGCTCTACATGCTCCGCGTCTACGCCGACTCGCAGTCGCAGGACGACCCGCAGAAGTATCGCGAGGAGCGTCTGGCGCCGGGCAAGATCTTCGCCGCCGCCGTCGGCCGGTCTTCGTGGACCTCGCTCTTCCCCCGCATCGCCGACACCGGACTCGCACTGGGCGGTCAGGACGCCGTCTTCTCCGCCATGCGGACCAGCGGCATCGACCCGTCCGTCCAGGTGCCCGTCCTCGACTACGCCCGCCGACTCAGCAAAGTCCCCGGCGCGATCATCAACCCCGCACTCCGAGACGACCATGACTTCTCCCAAGCGGATCTCCAGACGATCAAGCGAGCCCTCATCCCCAACGCCATCAACCAGTTCGGCGCCATCGACCGACTCGCCAACTACCTCAATCTCCCCGAGCAGTCCAAACGCTGACGACCGCCAGCAGCTTGAGGACTCGTTCGACAAACTCCTCATCAAAGTGCTGGACGAGGGGCAGGAGAAAGCAGACGGCAACGGCAACGTCGTCAGGGTCACGCCCGACGCCAAGCTCCTCGAAGTCGTCATGGCACGCCTCAAGATGCTCGGCGTCGGAGACCCCGCCCGAAGCGGCACCGCCGCCGGCGATCTCGCCAAGCGTGCCCAGCGTGTCGCCCAGCGACTCAAACTCGTGCACGGCGACAAGGGACCGCCGCCCATGCAGGACAAGGACGGCACCGAGATCGAGTCAGCCTGATCACCCATGACAACCGACTACGAGGCGTTGCTCTACGCCGACGCCCGATTTTTCTTCCGCGAGCTCTGGCTCGAAATCGGAAGCGAGACCGAGGACGGCAAGGGCCGCGCCCCGCTCTCCGAGGTTGAGTATGACCTCATCGACTACCTCGACAGCGGGCCCCGGCGCCGGGTCATCGCCGGCACCCGCGGCATCGGCAAGTCCTACCTCGCCGCCGGCAAGTGTGCCCGGGCGTGGTTCCGCGACCCCAACCGCAAGGTGATCTACGTCTCCAAGTCGCAGGAAGCCGCGAACAAGACCTCGACCCTGCTTCGATCGTGGTTCAACACCGTCCCGTTCCTCCGGCACCTCGCCCCGGCCGGGCTCGACAGCATCATCAAGTTCAACGTCGGATGCTCCACGATCGACCGACAGCCGTCGTTCTTCGCCATCGGCATCGGCGGTCAGCTTGAGAACAACCGCGCCCACACCATCGTCGCCGACGACGTCGAGACCAAGAAGAACACCACGACGCTCGCCGCCCGCACCGAACTCCGCCGCATGTGCGGCGAGTTCGTGAACATTCTCTTCCCCTCACGCCCCCCCGAAGAGGGCGGGCCCGTCGACCCCAATGAGATCGTCTACCTCATCACGCCCAAGCACGAAGAGACGATCATCAACGACCTTGAGGAAGAAGGGTTCGACGTTCGCACCTACCCCCTGTGCGTCCCCGAGCCCGGCGAGATCAACTTCCCGCTCGCCCCGACCGTCCGCGAGATGATCGCCGCTGGCCGCTACCGCAAGTCCGACGGGTGCCTCCTGCCGCACCGGTTCACCGAAGAGGACGTCTCTGACCGCCGGGCCAAGCGGTCCGAATGGCTCCGCGAGTGCCAGATCGTCCGCACCCTCGGCGAGTCCGACCGCTACCCGCTCAAACTCCGAAACTTCATCGTCTACGAGATGGACAACTTGGTCGCCCCCATTCATCTTGCGTGGGGCACGCGGACCAACACCGGCTCCACCGCCCTCGACATCAAGTCGCTGGGCTTCGGCGACGACCGCTTCTACGCCCCCTTCTCGATCGATCAGAACGTCGCCCGCTACACCGGGACCAAGATGCGGGTCGATCAGGCCGGTCGCGGCGCCGACGTGACGGCCTACGCCGTCGCCAGCCACCTCAACGGCTTCATCTTCCTCAAGCGGCTGGGCGGTCTCAAGGGCGGCGGCACCGACTACAACATGCAGAAGCTCGCCGAGATCGCTCGCGACGCCAACGTCCAGACGATCACCGTCGAGACCAACTTCGGCGGCGACACCTACGCCAACATGCTCCAGACCGCCTGCAACCGCCTCAAGATCGAGGTCGGCAACGCCGCCCGTCCCGAGGGTTGGTCGTGCGTCGTTGAGACCAAGCACACCACCGGCCAGAAGGAACTCCGCATCATCGAGCAGGTCGAGCCCTTCCTCGGCAACCACCGCGTCGTCATCACCCCCCAGATCGCCGCCATGCCCGAGTTCCAGCGGCAGGTGACTCGCCTCACCCGCGAGCCCGGGTGCCTTGAGCACGACGACTACATCGACGTCCTCGGCCAGATCCTCGGCGACTGGTCCGAGACCACCCGCATCGACCCCGCTCGCATTGCCGTCTCCGCCTCCGACGAGGCCCGCAAGATCTGGCTCGACCGCCGGAACCGCGATCGGTCCCGCGGCGAGCGTTACAACTGGTTCGGCCGCACCAAACACTAACAAACGACCAGGGGGGAGCATGCCCGCATCGTGGAAGATCGAGCCCGTCAACCAAGTCTGCACGATCGTCAACGTGCGACTCCCCGCCGGCGCCCGCCACTTCAAAGCCCTGCTACTCGCCGACGTTCACATCGACAGCAAGTGCCACCTCGACCGCACGCACCGGAAGATTCTGGACGCGGCGAAGGAAGCCAACGCCCCAATCATCAAGCTCGGCGACACCTTCGACGCCATGCAAGGGCCGCACGACAAGCGATCGGCGAAGGGCAGCACGCGGTCGGACTTGGACGG